ATGCATGGTATCAATGCCCGAACTGCAAGAGTAAATGGTCGGAGCTCGAGCGTAAGGCGGCGATCTCCGGCTGCCGGGCCTGCCCGGAAGGATGCACGATAGGTAAAGACGGCGAGATTGCCGGTAAATACGAAGATTCGACCCATAAAGCCTTGACTGTGCCTTCGGTATTAGTGGACCCGATGTTCACTACAGTCGATACATTAGCCGCCGATTGGGCAACCGCCGACAGGCATCGAAAGGCAGGCAATATTCAGCCTTTTCGGAATTTCTGGAACAATCAGAACGCCCGGGCCTGGGAGCAGAGGGAAAGGGCGACTTCGCTTACTGTTTTGCAGTCTCATATTAGCGATTATTCGATGCGGGACCGCAAGGTGCCGCCCAAAGTGCAGATAATTTGTCACGGTATCGATGTTCAGTCGGACCATGTCTGGGTGGTGACAAAAGGATACGGCTACCGCAACGAGCAATGGCTGCTTTACGCCGGGCGGGTAGAAACCGGCCATACCGGCAGGCCGGAGAACTGGGACATTGTCGAGAAGGTTGTCCGGGCGGACTGGATTTCAGAGGCGGATGAGACTATAAAATTCTACGCCTCGAGGGCGGCGGTGGACAGCCGGTTCCAGATGGCCGAAGGTCGGGATGAGGAGTCCACGGTAGTATATGATTTCTGCCTGAGGTTCCCGCCGGAGACGGTGATTCCTATAATGGGTTACGGCAGGGACAGGATGCGAACAAGTTTATATAAGGTGCGGCCGGTAGTGGGCAAAGCACTCAAACGTTACGATTTGAACGTCGATATGGGCAAGGACAGGCTCTGGCAGGTCCTGTTCGATAAGGAAAAATCGCCGGGGCCGGGATATCTTCACCTTCCGAACGATCTACAGGAAAGTTACCTTCGTCAGCTCGCATCGGAGGCCCAGTTTGTCAAGCGGGCGAGGAGCGGGCGAGAGATTGTGACGTGGGAGAAAAAGCCGGGCTTTCGCGAGAATCATTTATGGGATGCCAACGTTTACTGCGATCTGGCGGCCGAGCTTGCCGGGGTCTTTCACCTGACGGATATAGATTACGTGGAAGCGCTAAGAAGAAATCAAAAAGAACAAAAACAGGAACATGGCCGAACGGTCGGCCAACGGTCAATAAGAACTAAATATTAAGGAGATAATTATGTCAAAGAAAAAAACCAAAGCACAAATTCAGGAAGAACCCAAGCAAAAAAAATGGTCGTTTCCCACTGTTAGCAGGTGCCCGCGGTGCGGGACAACGGAAACGATTTGCCGACGAACCGACAATAAATTAGGCCGCCAATATCGTATATGCAAAAGGGCGGTTTGCAGGAAAACATATACAGTGTTCGGCGAAAAAGTATAAAATACTTCCAAGTTTGGAAGCATTTCGGCTGAAATCGGGTTTTTAGCCGTTTTTTTGTTGTTTTATGACAGGCATTATAGGAAATTTAATAATGAAAACTAAATAACGGGCGATCAATCAGCCGCCGACGGGCGGTTATTGTTAAGAATATTAAACGGCAAGTTGGTGCCAACTCATCAGCTTGCCGTTTTTTATTTGCCCTGAGAAAGGACGAATATGTCACTTACAAGCTCGTCAAGTTTGGCCGATGCAATTTCCCAGTATAACGACAATATTTTATGGGAAGGCGATACCACAAAAGCACAAAATGCCCTGGCGGCGATAAGATTTATCCTTGTCAACAGGCCGATAAGAATATCGGAGGAGTCGCAGTCGATGGATTACGAATCGCTCAAAGACCAGGCAAAAGAAATCGAAACTTATCTTAATATTTCAAATTCGACAATCGAAAAGACAAGCTTTACGCGGGGAAGGATGCTGCTTTAATGCCTGTAGTAAGAACGCCCAAACCGGAAAAACATTCGGACCAGATACTGCAAACCGGTCAGTTCGGAAGATATACAGCATTGGGATTTCGTTCGGCCTCTATCGCCGAAAGGGGAGGCAGAGGCTATTCACAGGGTTCGGGAGATGCTCACAGCAGGTATGATCGGCCACGATTAATTAATCAAAGCAGAACTTTTTACCGCGATAACGGGTTGTATAAAGGCATGATCGATCGGGCAATCGATTACATGGTGAGCTCCGGCTATACGCTGCAGGTCACTACCGACAATGCGAGTTTCAATAAGAAGCTGGAGGAACTCTGGAACTCGTGGAATTATAAGCCGGAGATAAGGGGCTTGCTTCTCGGTTTCGAGACGGCACAAATGTTTTTAAGAGAAGCGGTTCTATGCGGTGATATAGGGGGTATAAAAACAAATAAGGGCGTCCTGCAACTCACGGAGGCCGAGCAGATAAACGGGGGGAACCAGTCGAAGGACGGGATCGATAAAAATATGTACGGTGTGCCCACCGGTTTCTGGGTGAGCGGCTATAACGACCAGGGATATCTCCATACGAAAACAGCGAGAAGAATCGAGCCGAAAGATTTTCTTTTTATGACAAACCCGGACAGGCCGAGTTCCACCCGGGGTGTGCCCGCGTGCCAGAGTGTTTTTCCGATGCTGCACAGGATAAACGATGTATGCGATTCGGAAGCGATTGCAATGCAGCTATTGAGCAGGCTTGCGGTTTCTCTTACAAGAGAGCAGGCGGACCAGAGGGCGATTATAGACAGCAAGGTCGATCCCGCCAAAACAGGAACCGATACTACCGGACAATGGGGCGCCCGTCTGACCGAGCTCGAATACGCATTGGTATTCCATGCAAACCCGGGCGAAAAAATAGAGGGTATAGAACATAATATCCCGGCCAAAAATTTCGGTGAATCGCTTCGCACTTTCCTGAGACTCCTCGGCCTGCCTTTGGGACTGCCCCTGGAAATTGTTTTATTAGACTGGACTAAAAGCAATTATTCCCAAAGCCGGGCAGTGCTCGAGCAGGCGTTTCAGTCTTTTATAAAATGGCAAAAAAAGCTGGAAGGTTTTTATTATACCCCTCTTTTCGAATGGAAGATGTCGGGATGGAAAAAGGCCGGGCTTCTGGGCAAACGAAAAGAAATACCGTATTCGTGGATTAGACCTACTTTCCCATGGATCGACCAGCTCAAGGAGTGCCAGGCCAAGGGCATGATGATCGACCGGGCCTTAATGACTCATTCCGAGGCCTGCAAGAGCAGGGGACAGGACAGGGAGGAAGTCATCGAGGGCAGAAAAAAAGAGATTATCGAGGCGATTAATATAGCCAACGATATCAAAAACAAAACCGGTGAGGAAGTTGACTGGAAACTTTTCGCAGGATTATCGAACGGTAAAAACAACGAAGCGAAAACAACCAAAAAGCCGGCGGACGGTTCGGAAATAGACGAAGAAACCGACAAGGAGCAAACCGATGAATGAGGCGATTTTAACGGAAATGCAGACCCATAAATGGGTAATGGAGCCGACGGCGTTAAAGGCATTCATTGAAAAAGTATCGAAACTTTCGGCGGTAAGTGTAATAACCTCGGTTGCCGTCGATATGCCGAAAAAGACTTTACAGGTTGTCGATGGAGTCGCGAAAATCAAGATCAGCGGCGTGCTTCTTAAAACCGTTCCCGGATGGGTCAGATTGTTCGGATTCGATGTAACCGGTTACGATGAAATAACAGAGCAGATCGCCGAGGCCATCGAGGATAAACAGGTATCGGCTATTGAGCTTATCGTATCCAGCCCGGGCGGTATGGTCGCGGGTGTGACGGACGCCGCCGATGCAATTTATAACGCCCGGCAGGTAAAGCCGGTAACGGCAGTGGTCGAGGACCTGGCGGCGAGCGGCGCATACTGGCTTACTTCACAGGCGCAATCCATCGAGGCGGGAAGAACGGCGGAAATAGGCTCGATAGGTGTCTATTCGGTTTATTACGACTGGACGGGATTCGAGGAGAAGGCGGGGATCAAAGCCGTCGTAATCCGAAGCGGCGAGTATAAGGGTATGGGTATGGATACGATTACAGACAGTCAAATCGCCGCCGTTCAGGAGATAATCGACGGTCTCGCCGACCAGTTTGTAAATTCGGTTGCCGCCGGGAGAAACAGGAAATCGGATGATATTAAAAAACTCGCAACAGGCAGGTTATGGATAGCGGAAGATGCCCGGAAGCTCGGGCTTATCGATAAAGTGACAGTTAAGGAAAACAATAATAATATTTCAGGAGATTCCGTTATGGATACGAATGAAAACAAAGCAGAACAGGAACAAATCGAAAAAGAGAAGTCAGAGCTTGATGCTCAAAAGAAAAAAGCTGAGCAGGAAAAAATTCAGCTTGAAGAAAGGAAGAGACTTTCAGAATTGAAGGCGGCTTTTCCGAAGGACCTGGAATTTGCAATCGAGCAGTTCGAGGCCGGTGCCTCGATAATAGAGGCAAAGGCCGCATACGTCCCTGTGCTTCAGAAAAAGATAGACGAAAAAGAAAAAGAAAAGGAAGAAAGCAGCGGTACCGACCCCCTGCAGTCTGGAGATTCTGCCAATGCGGGCGGCGGGGAAAATTTCGTAGCTCTCGGCAAAAAGATGGCCAAGGAAGAGAAAATACCCCTCGGCCAGGCTTATAAAAAGCTTGCCAGAGAAAAACCCGAGCTGCACGCAGCCTATAAGAAGTCGCTCGGTCTGTAATAAAAAAATCAGGAGTCTTTGTAATCCCCCACTCGTTAGCTTCGCAAACGAAACTGTGGGGGCTGAAATAAAATCAGAATCCAAAATATTTAGGAGATATAAAAATGAGTCAACAAATAAATGGACCGGAAATCACATTGCAGGCCGGCGAGGACCTGATAGCGTTTCGAAGGGTTAAAATATCGGGGGCGACCGTTGTTTACGCCGACGCCGGCGAAACAGGTATCGGTGTTGTCCAGGCCGCAGTGGATTATTCGGAAGATGCGAACGCCTGTATTCGTCTGGACAATCCGGGCGGAACTTCAAAAATGACGGCCGATGGGGTAATTACCGCCGGGGCCGCCGTTTATTCGGCAACGGACGGCAAGGTATCGGCCACGGTAAACGGCGAGCCTATCGGTCATGCGATTGCGGCGGCAGGCGCCGACGGCGATATTATCGAGGTATTGCCGAAATATGTCGGAACGGAAGTTGCCGCCGAT